CGCCATGGGTGCTGTCGTTGGTGCAACTATTTGGGGACTTGAAGGTAACTCCGAGATTCCAGAGATTGACATCAAGGTTGACAGTATTGCTGTAACTGCACAAACCAAGAAGTTGAAAGCTAAGTGGACACCCGAATTGGGTCAAGACCTCAACGCTTACCACAACTTGGATGCAGAGGTAGAGCTTACTTCGATTCTTTCTGAGCAAATCGCTCTTGAGATCGACCGTGAGATTCTTGCTGACCTTGTTAACGGTGCAACTGCTGGTACAATGTACTGGTCACGTTCACCCGGTATGTTCCTGAACCGTGAAACTGGTGCAGAGATTGGTGCTAACACATCAGCCCCTGACTTCACCGGTACCGTGTCCGAGTGGTACGAGACTCTTGCGGAGACCATCAATGATGTATCTGCACAGATCCATCGTAAGACTCTTCGCGGTGGCGCTAACTTCATCGTCTGCGGACCTGAAGTTGCCAACATCCTTGAGTTTACTGCTGGCTTCCGTGCTAGTGTAACTCACGATGATGAGTCTGGTTCTGTTGGAGCAGTTAAGGTTGGATCACTGAGCAAGAAGTGGGACGTCATTGTTGACCCTTACTTCCTTCGTAACGTGGTTCTCGTTGGACGTCGCGGATCTTCTTTCCTTGAAAGCGGATATGTGTACGCACCATACGTGCCTCTCCAAACGACTCCTACCATCTTTGGACCAGAGGACTTCGTACCTCGCAAGGGCGTGATGACTCGTTACGCTAAGCAAATGGTACGTCCTGACCTTTACGGTTTGGTTGTCGTCCAAGGTCTCTTGGGTGTTAGCGGTAGCTAGTTCTGGTAACAGACTAGTTCACTAACGAAAGTGACATAAAAACCCTCATCTTCCTAGGAAGGTGGGGGTTTTTTGTTGTTTAATAGCTTTAGCTGGTTCGTCGCTATAACATCTCGGGCACCTTAGATACTATCACACTACTTATTATAGCGGGAGATCTCTAAATGCCAACAAATTTAAATCCAGTATCAGAAACTAGTACAATTGTCCTAACATCGACAGGTTCCGAGGCGAACGTCAGTGCAGCCTGCCCGTTTGGGATTTACACAGGCTCAGTAGAATTCCTTTCAGGCGCCTCAGCTCAAGTATCTTATACTTATAAGAAACTCGGTGGAGATGTCGTTGACATCGAACTCACCCCATCAAATGTTTATGCTGCTTATGAGGAGTCGGTTTTAGAATACTCCTACATTATCAACCTTCATCAGTCCAAGAACGCGCTATCATCGTTTCTCGGAGCCCCAACCGGCACATTCGATCATAAGGGCGAGAAGATTAGCGGACCAGACAATGTAAACCTCTCATACCCCAGGTTTACCATAGGCTATTCCCGCCGCGTAGGAGAGGGTGTGGCGGCCGCAGCAGGCTTCGGTGGTACGGTACCCCAATACTCAGCTTCATTCAAGCCAACGGCGCACCAGCAGGACTATGACCTACAAGAGATAATTCAAAGCGCCTCCAATTCGGGAGTTGATGACCAAGGAAACACAGTAGAGTATAGCGGCAAGGTAGATAATAAGAAAATCATAGTACAAAAAGTGTTCTACAAGTCTCCACGGGCAATGTGGCGCTTCTATGGATACTACGGAGGGTTCGGAGTAGTTGGAAACATGTCTACTTATGGACAGTTCTCTGACGATTCAACTTTTGAGGTTGTTCCAACATGGCAGAACAAACTACAAGCGAAGATGTACGAAGATTCCATTACTACCAGGACTTCAAACTACGCTTATGAGATAATAAATAATAAATTACGTCTCTTTCCAACACCAAGCGCTTGGAGTGATGGCTATGACGACCGAGTATGGGTGAAGTTTATGGTTGACATCACTCCTTGGGAAGAGGATGGCGCAACTAAGACAGGTATTGAGGGGGTGAACAACCTGAACACCGCCCCATTCGACAACATACCTTATGTCAACATTAACTCCATCGGTAAACAGTGGATTCGAAAGTATGCTTTAGCTTTATGCAAGGAGATGCTCGGACAGATTCGAGGGAAGTTTACAACGATGCCTATTCCGGGTGAGAGTGTGACACTAAACCACAGTGAACTCCTCTCACAAGCTAAAGAGGAACAGACTGCACTTAAAGATAAACTTATGGAGATCCTAGATACTGTAACTTATAAAGAATTGGCAAAGTCAGACAAAGAAACAACAGAAGCTGCAGCCGGCACCCTCGCAGTCAGTCCGCTTCCAATCTTCGTAGGATAATAACATGGCAGATAACGAATGGGAAAGACCTGCAGCACCGCCACCACCTCTCTTTTTAGGAAAAAAAGAAAGAGATTTAGTAAAGCAAGTAAACGACGAATTAGTAGAGAAAGTCATTGGACAACAGATCCTCTATTATCCGGTCGACATAGAGACAACCGACTTCCACGAGCTTTATGGGGAAGCTATGGAGAAAAACTATCTCTCACCAGTACGAGTGTATGCGTTAGTTGAGTTTATTAATTATGGAACCGAACACATGGATGGGTTCGGACTTGATAAGACTTGGGAGATCTCGGTACACTTTCATAGACGACGTTTAACGGAAGATCAAGATTTATTTGTTAGAGAAGGCGATTTTGTTTTGTACGGTGATTTTTATTATGAGATTATGAAACTTGAGGAACCAAAGAAGCTATTCGGACAAGTCGATCATAGCTTTGAGATTAATGCGACATGTAAGCGCGCAAGAAAGGGGCTTTTCGATGCTACCTGATGATTTTGATTTTGCAATGCTCCCACTAGGCACCGACGGCGAGTATGATTTGTCTGAAGTTAGTATGCTGGCTTCAACAATTGAAACAATTGACACAGCCATGGTCGACTGGATAAAAGACGAAGTATCCCTAAGCGTAAAAACAAACGAAGGATACAGACAGGTACCGGTATTATGGCAAGCTCCAGAAAGATCCTATCAGATCAAGAATGAAAAGTCTCTCCGTGAGCAATCTGGTGCCCTTAAGCTGCCCCTCATCAGTATAGAGAGGACAAGCATTACAAAGGACCCTGCTCGCAAGGGCGGCTATCAGGCACATACTTATTCAGATAAAGGCGATGGACGTACGGGAAGGATGGTGGTCGCAAAGAGAATAGTACAGGATAAGACGCGTAACTTTGCGGTCGCATCAGGTACCCGCACTAACTTACCAGAAGCAGAGCAGAGATATTATCCACGAGAAAACAAGAAGGTAGTAGTTCAAACTCTATCAATACCGATCCCTGTTTACGTTAACGCAGAATACAAGATTTCTCTGAGAACAGAGTACCAACAACAGATCAATACACTAATGACACCTTTTCTCGCGAGAACAGGACAGATTAATTCAATGATCCTACTTAAGAATGGACACAGGTACGAAGCATTTATCGATCAAAACTTCTCGCACAATAATGTGACATCCACACTGGGTGATGCAGATAGGCAGTTCACAACAGAGGTGACGATAAGGGTACTGGGGTACCTAATGGGGGAGGAAAACAACGACGATAGACCTATTCTAATAATGGAGGAAAACGCCGTTGAGATAAGTTTCCCATCTGAAAGTGTCATGCCAGCAGGGCAATTAACATTCATAGAGGATACTTGACACGTAGCTTGAGGGTTTTCTTTAAGTTGCCTGAGCTTTTTGAAAATAAAAATACTACTTATTTATGATTGTGATAGCAATTATTTCGCTATTGCTCTAAAAGGAATTGAAACATGCCAGTAAAGAATTTTAAATTTGTATCTCCCGGAGTTTTCGTTAACGAGATCGATAACTCTAACATCCCGAAGACCGCAGCCGCAATAGGGCCGGTTGTGATTGGTCGCTCTTCAAAGGGAATGGGAATGACTCCTATCAAGGTAGAGTCTTACGAACAATTTGTTGAAGTGTTTGGAGAGACTGTCCCCGGCTCAGCCGGCGGAGACGTATATCGTAATGGTAACCAACAGTCCCCTATGTATGGTACCTATGCTGCAAAGGCGTTCTTAAATGCGAACGTTGCACCTCTAACCTACATCCGTCTGCTCGGGCAAGAAGACGCTAACGCGTCTGGTGCCGGTAAAGCCGGCTGGAAAACAACCAATAACGCTGCTGCTGAAGCCGACACCAATGGTGGTGCTTACGGACTTTGGGTTTGGCCGAGCAGTAGTCACGCCACACAATTAGGTGGCAACAATAGTACCCCGGGAATCTTGGCAGGTGTCTGGTATCTGAACTCGGGTTCACAGATCTATCTGTCCGGAACTTTGTTCGGCGGCGCAGGCACTACCGGCTCACTTGGCGCCGGCATCGGCACAGACGCCAACAATAGATTCACAGTCTATGTATCAGGCGCCTATAGCGGTGAAGAGAAGATCAACTTCGGCTTTGACGATACAGACGACAACTTTATCCGCGCTAAGTTTAACACAAACCCACAGTTGGCTTCCGATCCAGGCACTTTCTTCCCTAATAGTTCTCATAAGAGTTATTGGCTAGGTGAAAGTTTCACACAGGATGTCCGAACAGGATTCTTAGCCCTCCCAGAGCTTTTAACAGGAGATGGCGGTTCAGATCTTACGAACGCGGCACTTCACGGTGTTATGCTCCCAATCGCCCTAAGTGGCACTCCGGCAACGGGACCACACAGCATGCAAGCTGCATCATCAGAAGCTAAAGCAGGCTGGTTTATTGGACAGGACTTGGGCGCGCCCGCTTCTTATGTTCCACAAGATGCCCAAAGGCTTTTCCGTTTAGTTGGACGAGGACACGGCGAATGGCTTCAGAGAAACTGCAAGGTTTCAATCGAGAGAATTCGTCAGTCAACAGCAGCTGCAAGCGACTACGGTACTTTCAGTGTGGTAATCCGCGAAATCGACGATAGAGATGATAACATTCAAGTACTCGAGCGTTTTGATGGCTGTTCGTTAGATCCGTCATCCCCTAGCTTCATTGGTGTCAAGATCGGTAACAAGTACACTCAGTGGGATTCAGCTTCACGTCGTCTTAAGACTTATGGAGAGTATGATAACCAATCCGCATATGTGTATGTTGAGTTAGACGAAGCCATCGAGACCGGTGCACCCGGACTCGAAACATTGCTTCCGTTCGGTTACTTTGGTCCCCCTCGCTTTACTAGCACAGCAGCTGCCGTAGGTGCTGCCGGCTCCCTTCCGAACTATATGATTGGAGATCCTAACGCTATAGTCAACGGAACGGGTACCCGCCTTCTTAGCTCCTCTGCCAACAACCTTACTGGAAGGTTAGGCTTCCCAAGTACTCGGTTGCGCCACTCATCTTCAGATGGCGGTGTTTCTGACCCTTACTTCGGATTTCAGACAACCAGAACAGCCACCAGCAACGACTTCGATGCTAGTGTTGCAGACGCTTCACGTAGATGGCTAGCAGCTAGTGTTGCTGACCCTGTGACGGGAACTCCAGCAACTGGTGTCGATGGATACTCTTATGTATTTTCGCTTGATGACGTTGTACAAGACACAGTTAATAGTGGATACCATTATTGTTCTGGTTCTCGTGTTGCCGAGTTATCAGCAACAAGCGCCTCTTACACTACGCTTCTTGACGCAGACATTAACCGCTTTACCGCACCATTCTGGGGCGGCTACGACGGGTTTGACATCACGCTGCCAGATCCTGTATACAACAAAGCTATTCCAGGAGCAGGTGGTTCCGGAACAGGCACAGCTACAAATCAAAACAGCATGGCATATTACACTTATCGCCGCGCGATTGACACAGTAGCCGACGCGGAGATGATTGACATGAACTTGTTGGCTGCTCCGGGTCTGACCCATGAAGCATTGACTAAACACATGGTTCGTATGTGCGAATCTCGTGGTGATGCATTGGCTCTTATCGATCTTCCTGACATCTACATTCCTTCACACGAAGAGTACAAGTCAGCTAAGAGTGACCGCCATGGCACCACACCAACTCAAGCCGCAACGACCCTCCGAAACAGAAGAATTGACTCCTCTTATGGCGCAACCTTCTACCCGTGGGTTCAAACACGTGATGACAATGGTCAACGCGTCTGGACTCCGCCTTCCGTTGCAATGATGGGCGTTCTCGCCTCATCCGAGAAGAAATCAGACCTATGGTTCGCCCCAGCAGGATTCAACCGCGGAGGCATCTCTGATGGAGCCGCAGGAATCCCAGTTGTTGGTGTCTCAGAACGCCTGACTTCAAAAGAGCGTGATACTCTATACGAGTCGCGTATCAACCCGATCGCTTCCTTCCCCGGAAACCAGATCGTTGTATTCGGTCAGAAGACTCTCCAAGAGCGTGAGTCTGCCCTTGACCGTATTAACGTACGACGCTTGGTCATCTACATGAAGAAGCAAATTTCAATCCTAGCCACACAGGTTATCTTTGAGCAGAACACTGACGCAACATGGTTGCGTTTCAAGGGTCTCATTCAGCCATTCCTTGATAACGTCCTCACTGGATACGGTATTTCGGATTACAGACTGATTCTGGATAAGACGACGACAACCGCCGATTTGATTGATCAGAACATTTTATACGCAAAGATTATGGTTAAACCGACCCGTGCTATAGAATACATCGCCATTGACTTCACAATTGCTTCTACCGGAGCGTCATTCGATGACTAAGGCGATTAACAAAAGAATGGGAGAGAAGTCTCCCATCATACTATTTATTTTTGAGACGTGTACTGCGTCAACAGAAAGGAGCGTCTAGCCATGGCATTTTGGAGTGATAATTTCGCGAATGGGACCCAATCGGATCCAAAGAGAAAGTTTAGATTTAAAGTCTCGGTTTCGGGACTAGCCGCATCCGGCGGGCCGATTATGTGGTGGGCAAAGACTGCAGCAAAGCCATCGTTTACTATTGCGTCTGCAGAGCACAAATATTTGAATCACACATTTTATTATCCCGGTTCTGTTACTTGGAATGATGTTGCAATTACAATGGTTGATCCACAAGATCCAGATGTTGCAAAACTCTTAGCTTCATTAGTTAAAAATGGTGGCTACCATCCACCAACAACTGCTGGCGATTTCTCAACCATGACAAAAGCTTCAGCAGTATCTACGCTTGGGACGGTCACTGTTATAGCCATCGACGGCGGCGGCGAC